GTCTTGCCACCCTTCCCGAGAGGGGTGATGTGATCCACATCCTTGCCGTCGCCTTTGGTGACGACTCCCTCTCTCTCCAACATCCTGCGGGCCTTGTTTCTCTGCGCCCGCTTCTTCTTGACTGCGGGAGTGCCGTCATAGTTCTGATACTCTGCCTTGTAATCGCGCATGGTTTTCTCCTGATTCACTTTTTAAGGGTGGGGTACTCCAGACTATTCCTTACCTACCTGACGCTCCATGGGCGTATGGCACGGCGCGGAATTGGCATGAGGTGATCAACGCTCAGGCTAGTGTCTGTTTCCCCCTTCATCTTTAATCGAAGACTCGATGAGTCCGATCATCAAACCAATCACCGTGACTTCATCCATGTCAAAGGTGGCAAGACTGACCTTCCCTTCGCGCAAGGTCACAATGAACCCCGCAGCGTCACCATTCTTCATGTCAATGTACGCTTTGCCAATGAGGTTCAACGACTTCTCTCGGTCGATGACGAGCATGTCGGTATGTTCCATTCTTGCCTCCATTTAAACGTTACTGATCGCCAAGGTCAAGCTCTGGCTGATCTGCGTCACGGACAGACTCGACCTTGACTCCCTTTTCGAGAAGGGTGATCAACTCATCTTGACTTGCGACCCGGACGTTGAATGTGGACTGAGCAACATGGCTCAGAGCCTGCGACCGATTCTTGGCCCGGACCAGACGGCCAGACATCCCGTTGTAAACAGCATAGATACGCTCAACCATTCTCACTCTCCTTTAAAAGTGAAAAACACTCACGCCTCGTTATCAACCAAAAACTTGGCGAACAAACTCGCCATGCTGGTGATTTCTATCGCCGCCATGGATTCACCGCACGAAATGTGCGCCTTGGCTATCTCACACGCCTCATTGAGTGCCACCACCCTCATGTGCTGCGTTTTCTCCAACCATTCTTCTCGCTTCTCCATCATCGCCATGGTATCGGTCTGCGGGACTGTGTATGTGCCTCCAAAAACTGCCATCCGCGCCGTCTTCTTCAACTCATTCCACTCTGTTTGATGCTCACGCCGCGCCTGTTCCGCAGCCTCATATATCCTCTTCTCTATCATCTTTCCCGTCTCTTCTACGATACCCATCACTTTCTCCTGTTAAAAACGCCGTTAAGTTAAATTTCACCCAAAGACCCCCCTTCCCCAAAGAGAAGGGAGGGATCAGGTACTTCACCCCACTTGCGTGGATCGTCATGCTACGGATTGAATACCGTACACCCCTCGGCTTGACGATGCGACCAGCCGCACGGATTGTTCGGGAACTGCCCCCTAGACCGAAGTCATACCGTGTAGAGCTTTGCTTCCGCGCAGGCACCCTTAGACCCCTTGCTAACGTGCGGAGTACGACTGCGTGGCGTGGAAAACAAAAAAGCCTTCAAGTCTGACCCCGGTGAGAAAACACCTCGTCTTTGTGGGACGACGCGCTACCCCATGCGGGGTCGGGATCAGGCTTGAAGGCTCGCTTGCTTGGGTTCTCACACCTAGCAATGAAGAGACTTTACCTGAGAAAGTCAACGCCTGTCAACAGGTCAAGTAAAAATAAATGCGTGTAGGTTGTTGGTACTCGCTGCACTGTTTTCGGATTGCCCGTCAGCAATCAACCTGAAGTGGGGTAGCGTCCTACACTGCCACTAACAACATTCGCTTTCCCAACACGGCTGGGGACTGAGCTACTACCCTACTCGCGCTTGCGCTTTCAGAGCTTCACCAAATCCCCATGCGTCTTGGATGTTGTTATCCTCCGATGACCCGGAGGATAACAACCTGCGAATGGTTTGTCAAGTTGTATGTTTAAACATGTACACCCTCCGCAGGAGGGCGTCAGCCGTATCGGCGTATCAGACGTATCAGGGGTATACTGACAGCGCGGGTTGTCTCCACCCGCCTGCTTCATGCAGTTGCCCTTCTCTTGCCCCGCCCCGTGCGGGGCTTTTTTTCTGGCACGACAGAAGGGATGCACTCCACGATGATCTCTGTGCGGGGATTCCCAGGGTCAAGGTTCCAGTAGATGTGCTTCTCTTTGACCTGACGGTCGTTCTCATAGATCAGCCCCTGCATCAGATCAAGGACTAGAGACTCATCCAAGTCTGGTCTGCGTGAGGCGTAGTGAATCCACATCGTCACCCGCAGATCGCCCTTCATCAACACCGCCAGCGGCGAGCATTGCTGTTTAAACATCTCTGCGTAGGACAGCGCCTTCGAGGACTTGATCAATCGGCTGACATTGCCGAAGCGCACGATCTTGCGGCTGTTCGCCTTGGACGCAGGCTCCCCCAAAATAATTTGTGATATCGCTTGCAAACCTTCTGTGCTTGTACTATGATCATCGCTCGCTGACATCTTAACCCCCTGGAGACCTATGAAAGTTACGAACGTTCACAATGTACCACAACCCCTTGTGACTCTTGCTGAAGGCAAATACTACAGCAAGGGCAAGTCTGACTACAGCGTCACTGAGCTTATGTCTCCTCCTCGCGTACAGCGTCTGCGGGCGCAGTATGACGATGGGATGGTGCAGGATGTTTCGGAGATGCTTTGGCCCCTGCTGGGCTCTGCCCTTCATGTGGTGATGGAGAGGGGTGAGACCGAGGGCTGGGTGTCTGAGGAGCGCCTGTTCACCGAGGTGGACGGTGTGACGATTTCCGGGGCGATTGACCTTCAGGAGCGCACCCCAAAGGGCTTGGTGATTACGGACTACAAGTTCACCTCCGCGTGGGCTGTGATGAACGAGAAGATTGAGTGGGAGCAACAACTCAATTTCTACAAGTGGCTGGTCGAGCGGGTTAAGAAGACTCCGGTGGTTGGGCTTCGCATCTGCGGCCTGATCAGGGACTTCAGCCGCCATGAGACTAGAGAGGGCTACCCCAAGGCCCCGATCCACATGGTTGAAATCCCAATGTGGGACGCAGTTACGGCCGAGGCTTATGTGCGCGAGCGTCTTGAGATGCACCGCAACTCCAAGCTGGCCGCAGATTTTGGTGAGCCTCTGATTGAGTGTTCACCAGAAGAGCGGTGGATGTCTGAGACGACATACGCCGTGAAAAGGGACGGACGCAAGACTGCGATCCGGTTGTTTAAATCAATTGATGAGGCCAACGAACTGGCCGTGAAGGAGAAGGGATATGTTGAAACGCGGCTTGGTGAACCCAAGCGTTGCACTGGCAACTACTGTGGCGTTGCCCAGTGGTGCGACCAGTATCAGATGGAACTCATCGCCCAACCATTTAGCAACACAAGCAATTAAAGGTGGGGCAAATGAAAGATAGGATCGCCGCACAGTTTGAAGCATTTCACACCGATCACCCGTGGGTTTATAGCCGACTTAAAGAATTGGCTTTGGACATTAAAAGAACGGGCCGCAACCATTACGGCATGAAGGCGTTGTTTGAGGTGCTGCGCTTTGAACATGCAATAGCGACAAACAAATCTGATGGCCTCAAGTTAAACAACAACTACACCGCCTTGTATGCCCGTAAGTTGGGGCAGGAGGTGCCTGAGTTGGAGAACTTCTTTAAGTACCGAGAACGCAAAGCACGCTGGACAAGTGGTCAGGTGACTTACCCCGGTGATGCCATATCACGAGAGGTAGACGCATGGGATAGAAGCGTTTAAATACAAAAACTTTTGCAACCAAACCAATGATTGGAGAACCGCATGACGCCGAGTGAGTTACTAAAGATCAACGTCAATGAACACGTTGAGAAGAAGCAGAACCTGTCTTACCTTTCCTGGGCCTGGGCCTGGGCAGAGGCTTTAAAGGCAGACCCCATGGCCAGCTTTCAAATCCAGATGTTTGATGGCCAGCCCTACCTGCGTATAAACGACACCGCCATGGTCATGGTCACGGTGATCATGTTCAACAAGCCCATCACCTGTTTCCTGCCGGTGATGAACGGGGCCAACAAGCCAATCACATTTGAAGGCCGGAAGGTGCAGACCCGCAACGGCGAAATCATCGAGAAGATTGACAGCTTCAACGTCAACACCGCCCTGATGCGCTGCCTGACCAAAGGCATCGCCATGCATGGGCTGGGCTTGTACATCTACGCCGGTGAAGACTTGCCAGAGGCAGAGCCTGTCAAGGTGATGCCGGTCGATGAGGGCACAGGCGAAGTCAAAGGTGAACTGCAAATGGACACCGGCAGCACAGACGCAAACGCCAAGTTGTTTGCCGACAGCATGATCAAGTACTCAGGCTTGGTCAAAGACGCGAAGGATTTAAACAGCTACTGGAAGGCCAACCAGACGCAACTGGACAAGCTGAAGGATAGCCACCCAGAGTTGTACGAAAACGTTCGCAACACATTCGCCCACATCAAACTTTCATTTCAATCCAAGGAGTAATCATGTCCGACAAGCAATACAAACCCTACCCCGATTCTGGCTCTCTTCGTGCCAGCCAGACCAAGAAAGGCCCAAAGTCGCCTGACTACTGGGGCACCCTTGCCATCAACCTCAAAGACATGACCAACATTCAGACCATCGACGGCCTGACGGTGGTCAAGCTCAGTGGGTGGAAGAAGCAAGACAGCCAGGGTCGCACATATCTGTCTGTTTCGATTGACCGATTTGTCCCCGAGCAGAAGTCTGCGCAGCCCCGTCAGGTTGTCAAGAATGACGGCTTGGATGACGGGTCTGACTTGCCGTTTTAAACCAAAAGGAGAAGAAAGATGCGCTCTCGTTCAACCAACGAAAGAATCTCGATCCTGAAGAAGTGGCTCAGGAAAAATAAGACTGCTTCGTGGAGGGAGTTTGTCCAGCAAACTGGCGGCACCCAAACTCAGTACTACCACATTCGGAGTCGGATCGGGGTTGCAAAACCCAATCCAACGCTCTCGGAGGCCATGAGAGATGTCGCCAAGCGCAAGCGTGAGGCACTGAAAGAAGCGCCAATCGAGCCCACTGCGGCTGAGATTCGGAACAAGGAAAACGAAGAGTTTCTGGCCGGGAAGGTGCAGCCGAAGCAGGAGGTGATTGTTGAGGGTGTCGCCCCTGACTTCATCTGGTACGAAATGGATTTGATGCAGCGCCGACTTGGTGATGTGTCCACCCGTTTAAATCATGTCATGAAGGTCGCCCAGGCCCGTGACGCAGACCAGAAGAAGATGATGCGCGACCTCATCAGCGAGAACACAAGTCTGCGCGTTGAGAACAACGGGCTCAAGCAGCAAGTGTCTGAGTTGACGGAGATGATCAATGGCGCTCCAGTTTGAAGCCAGGAAGATTGCATTGAAACAGGACAGGACGGGCTACGTCCTGACCCTGTGCCTGCACCCCGATGAAATACCGGAAGAGCTTCTTCGGGATTTTGTTGGCGCTCGTTATGCCTGTGCCCTTGTACGCATACAGGACGACGAATCGCCAACGCCATACACAAACCGCGTGCAAAAGGCTGCGCTACTGTGTAAACAGCAAAGCTTCCAGGCTTTCATGAGCGCCATCAATGAAGAAATGGCCGCAAGAAATCTTTGCAAACGATGTGGCATTCAGTCTCGCTCTGAACTGAACGGCAACTCAGATGCCCAAGAGAAGTTTGATGCTGTCGTACTTGACTTTGAAAACTGGAGCCAAAATGCCGATCCCTTCTAACAACTACAAACCGTTTCTGACGTACCTTGATCCACGGGAGTACGTCAAGCTCAAGAAGTTTGCGGCAAAAAACAAAATACCCATGACCCAGCTTGTGCGAGAAGCGGTTACCGCCCGAATCTCTGGCGGCAACGTTTATGTCAGCGGCTTCAATGACGGGCTACAAGTGGCCATAGATGCCGTCAACGCCATGAAACACGCGCAGATGAGGTTCCCATCTGGGAAGTCTTTTGCTGAACTGGTAACAGACGACCTGATCGTTCGTCGCATGAAGGAGGCCAACAATGAATCTGACGGGACAAAAGAATCAGTGCCGGGGGTGTAGTCAGTATTTCAACAGCAACTTTGCCTTTGACAAACATCGGGTCGGAAATCATGGACATGATCGTCGATGCCTGACGACAGAAGAAATGATTGCAAGGGGAATGAGTTTAAACAAGTCTGGCTTTTGGATATCCGCAAGTATGCCAATCGCAGATATTTTTTTTGAGAAGGAGAGTGATGATGGCAGCTAAACGATCAGACCCATGGATTCCTGTTGGGCATCCAGAATTCAAGTGGACATCAGGCGCTGATGTTCAGAAGTTATGGCGCAAGTACGGCTGGGTGCCGCCCAGTGAGTTGCGAAAGGCCCCGCCACCGCTTGAGTCCAAAGAGCCTGAGTGGATGGCAATGCGGAGGGTCAAATGAAGGAGAAACAAGAAATGAAGATTGAAAAAGGCATTCCGATGCCACACGCCTACCCGTTTGCCCAAATGGAAGTTGGAGATAGCTTCGTGCTGCCCGCAAACATCAAACGAGTTACCGTTTGGGTTTCCGCCAAACGCTACGCGGATAAGCATAACGTGGAGTTCGCAACCCGAACAATGGAAGATGGCTCTGTCAGGCTCTGGAGGATCAAATGAACATTGGCGACATCGTACAAGTCAACCCTGACAAAGAGATGTTTGGTGCCTGCTTAGTTGTGGTCACTGAGGTCAAGTCTTGGGGCATCCAAGGCTATGTCCAAAATGCTGGTGTAAACGGGCAGGCTTACATCCGACTGAAGACAGAAGACTTTGAACACACTGGTGGCACTGCCGTGTGGATCGCTGGGAGTGGAGAATGAGCACACAACCAGAAGCCCTGCGGCTGGCTGATTGGTGCCGCACATGGAATACGACTGTGCATAACCAAGTTGAAGCCGAACTACGCCGCCAGCACGCGGAGATTGAGCGACTGACAAAACTCTGCGACGAACTTATTTGCAGGCTATCCGGCTTTCGAATAGCGGCAAGTATGCAAAATCGGATCGACGAACTCAAGGAGAAGAACACATGACCCCACGACTGACTGAGAAACTTGATCGCCTTGCCGCCGAGGCTGGCATCAAAGAGTTGACGCCCGAGATACGCAGCTTTGCGTGGCTTGTTAACCAAGACTCTTTGATTGGGTTTTGGGAGGCGGCTCAAAAATACGCGAAGTATGAGCAAGAAAAGGTAGACAAGTACCTGAAGGAGAACACATGAGCGACATACCTTACTGGCAAAAGCAATACGAAATGTATGTGGCACGATGGCCCGGCATAGCGGCTACATACAAAACACTGCCCGCATGGCATAAGCGCGACTGTGCAAACGCAATGAAGTGGTGGGTTGCCCTTGGGTTGGTGAAGGAGAACACATGACTGAACTGATTGGGAAATACGACACCATCAAGAACTATGTGCCGATTGGCAGCCTTGAGTTGAAGTTGGCGGTGGCACGGCTGGAGGGTTACACCATTCGGGTTGAGGAAACAAGGTATCACACTGATGATGGCACTTTTGTTGATGAGAGCAAGCCAAAGTATTATTACTTCAACGACCGACCGCTTCCAATGCTTGACCCATACCGCATTGCGATGGCGTTTTATTTGAGGGAGAAGAATCATGGATAAAGACACAGGCGGGCCAGCGTTTCCAACCAAGAACTACAAAGCCGTAGTGCCGGTGGCTACGGGGTATGCAGAAGGCATGACGCTCAGGGACTACTTCGCAGCCAAGGCTGTGCCAATTTCGTATCAGTTTTGGATGAATGATTACTTTCACCCAGATGCTAGTGATGCTGAAGTAAGAGCTGAAGATGATAGAGCTGATTTTTCGCCCGATATGAAAATGCTCGTTGCTGAAACTGCATATGAGATGGCCGACGCCATGCTCAAGGCGAGGGGGCAAGAATGACACCAGCAAAAATGTTTGATGGCGATCTTTGGATGCTTGCATCTGATGCAGTCGCGATGGCTGAGAACGCTTACAAAAAAGGACAAACTGACGAGCGTGAGGCGTGTGCGAAGGTGTGTGAGGACAAAAACATTTTGTTGGCTTGGCCGACATACGCCGCCGCAATCCGAGCAAGGGGGTAAGCATGAAACGCGATCTGTACGACTTCATCACACCGCCAGATACACCCAAGGAAG